CTGCTGACATTAACTTAGTTGAACTAGCGTCTCGGACAGAAGCACCTGGATCCAATCCTTCAAATGGTAAATGGTGGATCAGTACACAGGCAGCATCTTTTGGTGTTCAAGAGTGGAACGGATCGACAGTTGCAGACGGTGGCCAAAGATTTGCATCTAAGACCCCAATCGTATTAACTGATTCAGATTCGACTAAAGTCTCCGGCGGCGTGCCAAACGGATCTGTTGGTTCAATTGGAGACTATGCAATAGTTTTTGAAACTGTTGGAACTTCTCCCTCATTTGATGCTAGTAAAGAATTAGCAAAACTTTATTTTAAATCTCCAGGTAACGGAACAGCAATCGACGGTGGCCCTAATTGGCCAGGTGGTGGCACAGGTGTAAATGCCGGTGATTGGGTATTAGTGGGTAGCCGTGAATGGGCTGCTAGCTGGCCTGTTTTCATTGGTACAGTTGTTGACGCCGTGGATATCGTTGCAGGAAGTTTCGAAATAAATGGTGTAACTATTAACGTTGGTACTCCTGGCGATACCGACACTATCGAAGGGGTAGCTGCTGATATCAATCAAAAGACAATCACAGGTGTAACTGCTCGTGCAGTGGGCGGAAGACTATATCTGTACAGCAACGCTTCTAACGATTTTGGCGGCGCAGTAGGTAGCCCAGGCGACTCTTCTCGCAGTAACGCAATCGTTATTAACAATGAAGTAGGTGTTGGTGTATTAGATGCACTAGGCGGGTTAGCTAACAATAAAACATATCATGGCTTGAAATTATCTCAAAGTCCTCACACACAAGTTCCTTTCTTCAAGAGAGGTGATCCAAATGATGAGGGCAGCGGTTCGATGGAATTTGGACGTCCTAGCGGTTCAGTATGGGTTAAGACCACAGAACCGGGTGCAGGTGCTCGCTGGAGAGTAAGCCGTTGGAATTCTGGAGTTAACACATGGATCGCTTATGATGCACCTTTATATGCATCTACACACGAAGCCATTTACTTCTTAGATAGAGCAGGCGGTGGTGCAAATATCAGCGTAGATGCTCTATTTGTACAAACAAATGCCGAAGAGCATACTTTATATGATACAACCCCTCCTACAGCACAGTTTAGAGTATGGAGACGTATAGCTGCAGGTGCTACTTCGATTACATCTAACAAAATTACAGCAGGATCTTTCGTATCAGGAACTAATACATTTATTATTAGTGAATCCTTAAAAAATTCTTTAAATTTAGCAGCTTCAAGAACTGTAACATGTTCAGCAGCAACAGGCAATGCCTTAACCGGTGCAGTCGGTGATGCTGATAAAATTGCAGCAGCTATTAACGCCGCTGGATTTACAAATATCGAAGCTTCTGTTATCACCGAAAGCGCAACTACCAAGCGTCTTGTAATTACACATAAACTTGGCGGAGACTTTAGAATTACAGACGGAACTAATTCTCCAATCGGTTCGGCTTTCTCTGTTTATAATATTGACACTGGAGCAGGCACTGCAGGATTTTACAATCTTACACAAGCCGGCAGCGGAGGAGAAAGTGCATTAACTCCGGGAGCGATTGACGATTACTTGGCATCAAATTGGAGACCTTTCGCAGCAGACGATTTTGATGCTTCTGGGGATGCTCCGTTGAATGAGCCAACTGATGGTCAACTCTGGTATAATCCTACCTTTGCAGACGTAGACATTATGGTACATAATGGAAAGACATGGGTGGGATATAGAAGCGGTGGACCTGGAGTAACTACTCCTTCCCCATATTACGAAGTAGCATCGTCTAGAACAGGGTATGCACCTATAATATCTGCTAGCAATCCATATGTTAGCGGAATGCAGACTGGAGATCTTTGGATCAGCACTGCTGATCTAGAAAATTTCCCAACAATTTATAGATACGATTCTAGATTGACTGACATCGCTGATCCAGCTAATCGTTGGGTATTAGTAGATAAGACAGATCAAATAACTGAAGAAGGTATCTTGTTTGCAGATGCAAGATGGGATCTAGACGGGTCGTCAATGACTCCAGCTTCTATTGATGATTTATTAAGAAGCAACTTCTTAGATCCAGATGCGCCAGATCCAGCACTATATCCAAGAGGTATGTTGCTATGGAATCTACGCAGAAGCGGTGGCAACGTTAAAAAATATGTAAACAATTATGTAGACGTTACAGCTGATAACCCAAGATTTGATAACAGCGCAGATGGTTCAAATGCTGGTGAAGTATGGGTAGCTGGTCAAAGCATGGCAGACTATGCTACTGACAGATGGGTCAGTGCTGCTGCTAACAACGAAGACGGTTCTGGAACTTTTGGTCGTAAAGCTCAACGTAGAGTTGTTGTTCAAGCATTGAAGAGCGTAGTTGATACTAGCTCTGAAATCCGAGACGAAGAGCGTAGAAACTTCAATGTGATTGCCTGCCCAGGATATCCTGAGTTAATGAGCAACCTAGTTAATCTAAACATAGACAGAGGAATTACAGCATTCGTTCTAGGCGACACCCCACTAAGATTGCCAGCAGATGCAACATCGATTACTAACTGGGCTACTAACGCTAATCTAGTAACCGATAACGGTGACGATGGTATCGTAACCTATGACGAATACATGGCGATTTTCTATCCGAACGGATTTACCACAGATTTAAGTGGTAGCAACGCAGTTGTTCCTGCAAGCCACATGATGCTTAAGACAATCGCTTTGAGTGATCAAGTCAGCTATCCATGGTTTGCACCAGCAGGTACAAGACGCGGCGGAATTACAAACGCTACAGCAGTAGGCTATATCGATTCGATCACAGGAGAATTCCAAACGGTGGCTTTAACTGAAGGTCAGCGTGACACATTGTACGATCTAAAGATTAATCCAATTCCGTTCTTCAATGGTGTTGGTTTAGTAAACTACGGACAAAAGACAAGGGCAAGAAATGCTAGTGCGCTAGACAGAATCAACGTTGCACGTTTAGTTGTGTATCTACGCAGCCAGTTGAATAAATTAGCTCGTCCGTATATTTTTGAACCAAATGATAAAATTACGAGAGATGAAATACGTCAGGCCTGCGAAAGCTTACTGTTAGAATTAGTTGGTTTACGTGCATTGTATGATTTCGCTGTTGTTTGCGATGAAAGCAATAACACTCCTGCACGTATCGATCGTAACGAGCTTTATGTTGATATCGCAATTGAACCGGTGAAGGCCATTGAATTCATTTACATTCCATTGCGTGTCAAGAACACAGGAGAAATTTAAAAATGGCGATTACATCACTAAACAATATCGGCATACCAACAACTAACGGTGGGGGATCTACACAGGTTCTCCTAATGCCAAAACTTAAATATCGCTTTAGGGTGACATTAATCGGTTTTGGTGTAAACGCTGCTACCGAACTTACAAAACAAGTTCAAGATGTAAGTAGACCTAAAGTTAGTTTTGAAGAAATGACTTTAGACGTGTATAATTCTAAAGTAAAACTTGCTGGTAAGTATACATTAGAAAACATAACTCTAACATTACGTGACGATGCTAGCGGACAAGTGCAAAAACTTGTTGGTCAGCAAATCCAGAAACAGTTCGATTTCATGGAACAGGCTTCTGCTCGTTCAGGTATCGACTATAAGTTTACAACACGTATAGAAGTGTTAGATGGTGGTAACGGCGCAGCAGGTCCGTTTACACTTGAAACATTTGAATTATATGGTTGTTTCTTACAAAATGCAGACTACGGTGACGCAAACTACGGTACCAACGAACACATGACTGTGGCGTTGACTATCGCCTACGATAACTTGGCACAGTTTGCAGCAGGCGCAGCAGCAGTAAGCACTGTTGGTGGTATTGGTGCAGCAGTAGGAAGAACAGTAGCAGCTCTAGGACGAGGCGGCGCAACAACTGGCTCTTCAGCTCCAGGCGCAGTTTAATAATTAAGCCTACTAAAAAAGCCCGGAAATTCCGGGCTTTTTTTATCACATAAATAATTGTATGGCAAATTATTTCACACGATATTTAGGACAATTCGCTAAAGGCGCACTGGAAGGTGTGACGAATCCCAAGGGGCAACAGGCCAACTATAGACATGCCACACGACTGTTTATAGACAATAATTTTAGACTTTCACCTAGAACAAAATTTTTATTCTATGTAAATTTTACATTGAATACCAATGCATTAAGATCTTTGAGTTTTACAGACAAACATAGACAAGAAGTTGGACTGCTGGTTAGATCTATAGACTTACCTAAATTTAATTTCGACTCTGTAGTGAAAAATCAATATAACAGAAAGAAAATAGTTTATAAAAATTTCAACTATGAACCTATATCTGTTAATTTCAGAGACGATAACGGTGGCGTTATTAACAGCTTGTGGGCTTTGTATTACGGATATTATGTAGCAGACAGATCTCAACCTAATTGGGCATATGATGCCAATCAGTATAGAACCGCAGATTATCAAAATTTTAGCCAAGCCAATAGATATGGCCTAGATAATGGTTATCAAGATTCTTTCATTTCGCAGATAGATATCTATACAATGAGTAGAAGAAGATTCATAGGCTACACTCTGGTTAACCCTAGAATCAAATCCTGGCAACATGGTCAGATGGACTACGCATCTGGCGAATTCAACGAATCCACAATGAGTGTTGAATATGAAGCAGTAAGGTATTCTGCAGGAGAAGTAAGTTTTAATCAGCCTAAAGGTTTCGCTAATCTTTATTACGATAATGTACCAAGCCCGTTAAGCGTGGCGGGCGGCGGCGTCTCGACATTGTTAGGTTCGGGCGGTGTGCTCGACGGACTTGAAACTATATTCGGTGCTGTTGGTAAAGGCACAGCATTCAGTAATCCAAGAAACTTTTTAGGTACTGCCATAGCCGCAGTGAATACTTATAAGAACGCCAGTTCATTGACTAAGGCGCAATTAGCATCAGAAGCTATCAATGTGTTATCTAATCCAAGATTAATAACTTCAGCAGTTTCTACTGTAGGCGGTCTTGTGGGTTCAGTATTTCCAAAAAGTTCAGCAGCATCAAATAATTCTAGCACAGACGCTGCACCTAAGAGTTTCCCAGCACCTCCTACCATAGGATAACATATGGCAACGAATTTACCACCAAAAGTTATAGAAGATAATGCAGCAGGCACCGTACTGTACTTTGAAAGATATGGCGAGATTCCGTTAGAGTTTAATTCTAACGATGTTGTTGCTACAGTGGCAGTATTTACTGCCGTAGGGTTCGATAAAGATGCAGCTGAAGTATCAGCCATGACGATTTTACGTCAGTCTAAGATAGACAATACACCAATTTATGAAATCTTAGATACACTTAGGGGATTCGATAATAAACAACTAAGTCAACTTGTAGCAGAAATTTTAAACAACAACAGAGTGTCAACATCCACTTTAGGATTTAGAGTACAGGATGTAACGGTTAATAAGATAAGAGAAATAGGTGCGTAATGGTTAAATTTGCCCAGGGACGATTTGAAATGAAAAATCCCGGCAAGTATGTTGGGAAGAAAACTCCATTAGCCCGTAGTAGCTGGGAATTCGTTTTTATGCGCATGTTAGATGAGCATCCAAATGTTTATAATTGGGCCAGCGAAAGTGTACAGATACCTTATAGAGATCCGTTGACTGGTAAGTACACAATTTATGTTCCGGATTTTTTTATTGTATACCAAGATAAAAATGGCCAGAAACATGCAGAAGTTGTAGAGGTCAAACCTCAAAGCCAAACACTGCGAGAAAACGTT